TGTGTGAGGCCAATGCAAAGCAAGCTGGCTTCTTAAAGCCTTCTTGCAATCAGCCAGTAACAACGCAAAGCTTATAAAGAAGCGTGCCGTCTCTCTGGTAAGCAAATAGGCAGAGCCCCATTACCTTCTTCTTTTTTCATTTTTCTTGCTTCTTCTTTTTCTTTTTTCTTCTTACTGCTTTCCCTCTCCGACAGCACACAAATTCACTACTTTCATGTGTGACGAAAGGTTTATATACTTGTGTGCTCTCAGAGATACATGGCAAACTTAGACGCAATACAAACAAATCGAAATAATAGAATGCTTCACCTGAATGGCCTTCTGGTTTCAATTAAGGCCTGTGGCGATGAAGGAAAGACCGCAGACAAGGAAAGGCTCATAGCAAACTGCATGCTGGTCTGGGGTTCTTCCAGAAGGAATGTCCTAGAACTCTTGAAATGCCTTGAGATGACTGATAAGATTCAGATTGAGAAGAATGAAGTGAGGGCTTTATGACACCAAAACCCCAAAAATTATTCAATGATAAAGAACTTCAATTATTGTATATGAAAGACAACTCTGTAAGTATGTGTTTAGATAATGCCTGTTTTATATTAGGCCAGAGAGAGGGGCGTGCCTCAATGCTTCAAGATGTTTTAAAATTACTTGATGAACTAACTTCAAGTCATGGTTGGCTTGAAACTGAACAGCTGAAAGCCATGCTCACTAATAATCCACCAACCCTTTCAAAAAGCGTTGACGGAAATAATACTCCAGAGAAAGCTTCAATTCAAAACTCTGAAAGTCAGACGTATGGCAATCAGAGAATGTTACAAACGCAGAAAGGATTGGAATGTCTGGAGTGTGGACCAAGCGAGAAATCGCCCGCCCAATCGGAGCAGGAATCAGGCATTCAAGAAATTGATATAACACCTGACGAAAAACCTGCCATCCGAAAGGGCTGTGGCAAGAAAGTAATGGATAGTCGCTATCCCAAGATTGAAGCATTCAGATGTGGTGAAGAAGATTTAGTGAATGGAAAAGTTCAAATTTGTTTATGTCCATCATGCCAACCAAAGGACGGTGAGAAATCATTATGACAAAATTAATCGGAAGAATCGTCGGCTACGATAGGACAAAGAATTTGGTTGTGATTGCATTGCAATTTGTCCCACCGATGCTGCCAATAGGACAAGATGTTGTGATTGATGATGAACAGAACAAAAATTAATCTTGAGAAATTTGTTGCTGTTTTGCAAATCTATCAATGCAAGGATGGAACTCTCACAGTCCACACGATAGAGAAATTGCTTTATCATCTGGCCAACAATGGAGATTTGGAGTCAATAGAGCATGGAATATAATTTATTACAACCTTGGAAAACTCTCGACCCTTGGCAAGAAAAATACATCCAGACAAGGCAGAACTGCTTTCTTTTGTGCGGAAGACAGTCAGGAAAATCTGCTGCAATGTCAATAAAAATCGCTGAATGTGCCGTCGCTGAGAAAGAAGGCGGAGATTATCTTGTAATTGCATTTACAGAAAAACAAGCATACGCCTTATTCCGTAAAGTTCTCAGATATTTGGAAGAAAAATATCCGAATCGAATTGTGCAGGGAAAATACAAACCTACAATGCATGAAATCAACATCAAGATAGGAAAGAGCAAAGACTTTCTCAGAATAAACTGTCACGCAGCAGGACTCACAGGAGATGGATTAAGGCATTACACTCTCAAAAAACTATTCATAGATGAAGCAGGCCCGATGGGAATCCATGTCTGGACTGCGGTCGAACCGATGTTATCTGTCTCTGGCGGAACTGTTGATATGTCTTCAACTCCAAGAGGCAAAGAAGGTTTCTTTTGGGAATGTTCAAAGAGGGAAGACTTCCAAAAATTCTATATCTCTGCGGAAGATTGTCCCCGACATAGCAAAGAATTTCTGGCAGAAGCAAGAAAAAACATGCCGAAATTGGCCTATGCTCAAGAATATCTCGCAATGTTTCTGGATGACCTTCGGCAGGTATTCACAGAAGAATGGATTAAGAAAGTTGCCGTCGGGAAAAGAAGAAAGGAGATTGATGAAGAAGGAAATTATTATTATGGGGCAGATGTAGCAAGAAAAGACATTGACAAATTCACTCACGAAATTGTGGATGTGGTCGGAGACACCTGCATCCATGTAGAAAATATCACCACAAACAACATCCCGATTCCAGAAAGCTCCCGAAGAATCATTCAACTAGATTCTCAATATCATTTCCATAAAGAGTATATTGACAGTGGGGGCATGGGAATAACGGTCTGCGACATCCTGAGAGAGAATGATGAAAATCGAAACAAAGTTGTGGAAATCAACAATGCTTCAAGGAGATTCAAGGACGGAGATGCAGAAAGGAAGAAAGGAATTTTGAAGCAAGACCTCTACGAGAACTTGATTCGATTAGGCGAACAAGACAGATTAGTCCTACTCGATGACGAAGATGTAATTTTATCCCTGCGTTCAATCCAGTATGAAATCACCGAAGCTGGAAAGATAGAGTATTCAGGCCGAGACTCGCACATTGTTGAGGGCCTGAATCGGGCATGCTGGTGTATGAAAGACAAAAGTTTAAATATTTACATTGAGTTCGGATAACATGACAGACGTCGGAATCTATACAACGAATGCAAAAATCCAAGCAAAGGCTGGAGTAAATGCAAGTGCAGTCTCCAAATTGACTGCATGGACTGATGTGATTGTTCTTGATTGCGAAGCTATAATCAATACTGTATGCAGAAAAACATTCGCAGTTGATGCAGCAGCTTTCACAGCACTGCCAGCAGCGACAAAAGGCATCCTGAGCGATGCAGCAGCGAGTCTATGTGCGATAGAAGTCATCAAATATGATTTCAGCGGATACACTTCAAGAGTCGAAGCAGAAGACATGATTAATATTCTAAGAGATGGATTCTTGAGAGACATCTCAATTCTGAGAGACAAGAAGAATCAGGATTTCTTGATGACTGGATTGGCGGCCACAGGCGGTGGATAATGCCTCACGATTTTAAAGCATTTCCTGAATTATCTAATTCTCAGATGGGAGTTTATTATTTGGAATCCCCTCACAAGCAAATCTTTGAGGATTTCCGAGCAAAAGTAATGAGAGTCCATGACGGAGATACAGTCACCTTGAGATGGACAGAAAGAAATTTTGATTTCCCAATTCGTTTCATCAATATCGCATCCCCAGAAATCTCAGAAAGAGGGGGGATAGAATCGAGGGATTGGCTAGAAAACAAAGTCCTCAATGCAGAAGTGGACATCCACATCACAAAAGAAAACAGAGTTGACAAATGGGGCAGGCTTCTGGGAAATGTCATGTTCAACGGAATTGACCTCGGAGAAGAAGAAATCTTCGCAGGCCATGCGATTCCTTGGAGCAGAGTCAAAGAACAAGTCCCAATTCCAGATTTCAGAAAGGAGATGTTTAAAATATGGCCTTAGACATTGGGGGAATCTTCGCAAGAGCAGGAGACAAAGACATCAAGGGACAGGTCACGATAGTTGTCTCAATGGATAATCATGGAGACACAGACACTTTGGAAGATGCAATAAAATTAATCCCGACAACTGGAGCAAAGATAATCATCAAAGAAGGAACATACAATTTGAAAGGGACAATCACAATCCCCTATTCTAATGTAACAATAGAAGGAGTCGGAGATTCATCAGTGATTCAATTTAACCCAACCGTAGCAGCAACGGCGTTCTATGCCGATTCAAAGAATAACATCAAGATTTCCAACATCAAAATCAGAAATATCAAGGACACAAATAATACCACCGTAGGATGCGTAGGTTTGAATATATGCAATGATTCACATGTTTCAAATTGCTGGTTCGAGTATGGAAGCAATGGAGTAGTTCTCAATGCCTGTAATAACTGCACAGTAGCAAATAACAGATTCACTGGAAGGACTGTTTCAAATGCAGGAGTAATGATTTCAAATTCTTATGCGAATTTCGTAAATTCAAATCACTTTTCAACGATCTGTGATTATGCCATAAGCATTGTCACAAGCAATAGAAATATTTTCATGGGAAACGCATCATCCTCAGACGGAACTTACATGTTCAACATTGATGGGGCGAGCAATAATTCTTTCATCGGGAATACGGCAAAGACAACTCTCACAGCAATGTTTCATCTAGATAATGTCGCATCAGCAAATAGCTTCATCGGAAACATCTCTCAAGGCGTGGGAGTAATCACCACCGTAGATGACATCTACAATACTTTTGTAGGGAACACATGGACTTCAATAACCGACCTTGCGGCCGCAAACAATGCGACCAATCTGAATTTCAACATCAATCGATGCCTAGCTTACGCTTCTGGAGCGACAACTTGTGCAAACAACACTGAGACATCAATCCTCATGGCCGCAGAAACTATCGATAGTAATGCAATGCATGATTCAGCAGGAGCAAACACCAGAATCACTATTATTGAATCAGGATATTATCACATCACAGGCCAACTATGGTGGGATGCAAACGCAGCAGGATACAGAGAAGTTTTCCTCAAGAAGAATGGAAACACCTACATGGCACACTCCAGACAACTCGCCGTAGATGGAAGCGTGTCTCAGGGAGAATCTCTTTCGACAATCGCATACCTCGCAAAGGATGAATATGTCGAATTGAAGGGGAAACAGAACTCAGGTGGAAATCTGAACACCGTTGCAGGTCTTGAAAACACTTTCCTTGCCTGTTATCAAATCTCATAACATTTAAATAATTCATAAAACTAGGGGAAACATGTCAGATACAAACATCTCCGCAGCTGAAACAGGAAATCTCTCAAGCATCGGAACAAATTATTCTGTTGACCCAATCTCAACTGATGGACCCAATGGCGAAAGTGAAAGCTACTGGACAAATCTCGAATATACTCAACAGCTCGGATATTACAAGACAATCCCAGAACTCCAAGCTGCGATTGATGCCAAGGCGACATGGACAATCGGGAAAGGAGCAATCGCTGAACCAGAAACTCAATTCATTCTAGATAAAATAAATGGATTCGGAAAAGACACTTTCAATTCAATTCTAGAAAATGCAATCAGAACTTATCACATCGGCGGAGATGCCTATATCGAAATAATACGTGATAATAAGAAAAATCTTATTAATCTGAAACCTCTTGACCCTTCGACCATAAAAATCGTAGCGAGCCCAAAAGGAATCATCAAAAATTATATCCAGACAAGCAAAGTCAAAAAGACAGAAAAACCATTCAAGAAAAATCAGATTTTCCACCTAAGCAGAAAAAGAATCGCAGATGAAATCCATGGAATCAGCCTCATAAAATCTGTTGAAAGAATCATCCTCATGCGAAATGAAGCGATGGAAGATTACAAGAAATTACTTCATAGAAATATTTATCCAATAAGAATCTGGCATCTTGATTCTGATGTCCCATCAAAAGTCGCAGCATTCAAAGCAAAGGTTCTGGCTGCAAAGGAAGATTTTGAAGACATCTTCATTCCAAAGGGAGCAGTTGAAACAGAAATCGCAGCAACCCCGCCAAATTCAATGATGAATCCTCTCCCTTGGATAAATCAGTTGAATCAATATTTCTTCCAAGCAGCATCGACCCCTCAAATTGTCGTCGGTGGAGCGATGGAAATAACTGAGGCGAGTGCAAAAATCGCATACCTTGCATTTGAACAGACAATCGAGGAAGAACAACTTTACATTGAAGAACAAGTCGGCATCCAATTAGGAATAGAAATCGAATTAGAATTCCCTGCAAGCCTTCAGAATGAATTGTTAAGCGACCAGACAAAATCAGAATCAATGCAGGCTGCAACGCCAGAGGACACAACCGCAAAACCTCAACCAGTCACAGGAGTCGCAAAATGAGCTTATGGTCTAAAATCAAAGCAGGAGCAAAGAAACTGAAAGATAAAATTCTCCCTAAAGCAACTCCTACTCCTGCTCCAACAGTGAAACAGCAAATAGGAATAGCTCCGAAAACTGCAACGAAGCCAACATCCACGCAAATCATAGAATCTGCAAAGAAACCAGTAGGTGGAACTGCCCCAATAGTCGCACAAGCTGCAAAAAATGCTAGCACTCCAATTCCAGAGAAGAAAAACTTTGCTCAGAAAATCCACGAAACTACTCAAGCATTCGCAGGAAAAGTCAGCAGTGTAGCAGAAAAAGGAATCAGTGCAGTCACTTCCGCAATTAGTCCAAATCTGGAAGCAAAAAGAGTTGCTATGAAAGAACAGAATATTGCTGGAACTGATATGGTTGCTGGAACAGTCCCCTTATCTCCAGCAGCAGGATTGGCCGCAATAAAAAGCGTTTCAACAAATCTTCTAGCAAGAGCAGGTCTCGCAGGAAAAAAAGCAAGTATAGCAAGAACTGCAACCATGTTCGGAAAGGACACAGCAACCGTCGAGAAAGCAGTGAAAGCAATGCAATATAGAAGCGAAGTCACAAAAACTGTGAAAGGTTTATCTGTTGGAAAATTAGTAGGAACACTTATCGGAGTAGACATTTTAACAAATTGGTATGCTCTGGATAATGTAATTGGTGGACAGAAATTTTACATCAAAGACATCGCGGCAGGAGTCGCAGATGGTTCAATAAATCCTATTGATGGACAAAAAGCTGTAGCAGAATCCCAAGCAACAAGAGACATCGCAATAAGTAAAGTAAAAATGTCCTCAATAGTAGACCCTGCAATTTGGCCATTCAGAAAATTAATGTTAACAGGAATGGAAGCAGATGAAGAAGCTATCAAATTATATGAAGATGCAATAAATGCAGCAGCAGATGCAGCAAAAGCGGGGGGAGTTGAAGGAAGTCCACCAGTCTCAGAATATGAACAAGGAATCATAGATTGGAAAGCAGCGAAAGACCAAGAAAGAATAGATGACTTAGCAGCGACGGAAGAAACAATCAGGCTATGGAATGAATCAAAGGCAGCGAATAGAAAAGCCGAAGCTGAATACTACGCAGCAGTTTTAGAAGCATCTAAGAAAAGGAGAGAAGAAGAACAGATTGAAAATGATAAATACTGGGCAAAGGTGAAGAAAGATATTGAGAACACAGCTCCAAGCAAGCTGGGGTTCGGGTTGGTATGATGGAAGAATGGATGATTGCTGTAAGGGAATTCGGATTTCCAATATTCGTCTGCATCTGGTTCATGTTCAGGACAGAAAGAATTATCAAAGAGAATACTCTCGCAATCAGAAGCCTCGCTGAATCAGTGAAGAATCTAAAAAGAAAATGAAATCATTATGGAAGAAAATCAAAACATTCCTGCAAAGGAAGAAGAAGAAAAACTTACTCCACAAGAGATAAGACAATTCAGAGAAGCTCTTGCAGAATCCGCAAAAGAAGGCACAGCCGAGGCTGGCATCGCCACCAAAACTGAAGACCCTGAGATTGAAAGACAGAAAGCGGTTGATGCAAAATTCAGAGCTGCACTGGGAAGATAAGCAAAAAGTTTAAATACTTGAATTGCTAATCTTTTTTTATGGCAAATGAATTAGTTGTTGTTGACCTCATGGGTAACAACGGCGATGTAATTTCTTATGATTGCGATAATACCCTTGCTAT